GACGAGAACGAGGCGATCGAGATGTTTCCCGATCAGGAGGAGCTGATCTCGGGGATCATCAACACCGGCTCGGACATGACGACGAATGCGGACAATGAATACAAGTGGATATTGGTTACCGAGCGGCGGTTGAGGTTAGTGGAACATTGGTATATCGAGGACGGCAAGTGGTATTGGTGCTTCTACGTCGGAGAGATCTGGATTGACGGAGATATTTCGCCATTCGTCAACCAGGACGGCCACACCATCTCGCGGTTCATCATGTTCTCGGCGTCGGTCGATCATGACGCCGACCGTCACGGTTTCGTGCGGGACATGCAGGGCGCGCAGGACGAGATCAACCAGCGGCGATCGAAGGCGCTGCACATCAGCAATAGCCGGAGGCTGATCCTGGAGCGCGGCGCGGTCAACGATGTCGAGACGGCGCGGCGCGAATGGGCGCGGCCGGACGGCGTGCTCGAGGTCAACCCGAACAAGCAGGCCAAGCCCGACGACACGCAGGCAGATCTGGCGGCACAGTTGAGCTTCCTGCAGGAGGCCAAGCAGGAGATCGAGCGGATCGCCAACGTCACGCCGAGCGTGGGACAGGGCGAAATGCCGAAGAACCTGTCGGGCCGCGCGATCAACCTGCTGCAGCAGGGCGCGACGGCCGAGCTCGGGCCGTTTGTGATCAGCTATCGCAATTTCAAGCTGCGGGTTTATCGCGCGATCTGGTTTGCGATCACGCGGTTCTGGACGGCGGAACGGTGGATCAGGGTGAACGACGATCAGGGGCTCGCGCAATTCATTCAGATCAACGGCGTGGACGTTGACCAGCGCGGCATTCCGGTGGTGGTCAACGCGGTCGGGCAGATCGACGTGGACATCATCCTCGACGAGGGGCCGGACGTCGTGAACATGATGGCGGACAGCTTCGACATTCTGTTGGGCATGGCGCAGGCCGGCATGCAAATCCCGCCGGATGTGTTCGTCGAGCTCGCGCCGCTGCAGTCGAGCGTGAAAGCGTCGATCATGCAGAAGCTGCAAGCAGCGCAGAACAACCCGCAGGCGGCACAGATGGCGCAGATCCAGCAGCAACTGGCGCAGCTTCAAGTGGCGCACGAGCAGGCGCGGATCCAGGGCACGCTGGCGCATGTTGACGAGCGCAAGGCGTCGACGCTGCAGAAGGTTGCCCAGGCGCAGAAGGCCGGCGCCGATGCGACCAAGAGCGCGACCGAGGCGCACTCAAACGTGCACGAGACGATGCGGGAGAACATCGCGACGCTGCATGGGTTGATGTCGCCGAACGAGGGCGCGCCGCCGGGGCAGTCGCAGGCGCCACAGCCGCAGCCACAACAGCCGCAGCAATACCCGCTGCCGTTCCAACCCGGGAGATGACCATGGCCGCCAAAGTCACCTACACGCAAAAGGGTAGCGACCCGACAACGATCGTTTGGCCGGCCCAGGGCCCCAACCATGAGAAATTCACGTTGGTCAGTGGAACGGCGCAAGTCTGTCCGGGCCTCATCAGCTACGGCAACGGCACCATCACCTATCACGATGGCCGCGCCCTGCCGCAAATCACGGCGGCCGGCTCGACCGTTACGAATTCAAAATAACGGAGCTCACCATGGCAGGGGAAAACACGGCAACGTTTGCGGCGGGCAATGCCGCGGCGATCACCAAAAACGACACAACCAACATCGCGCCGACGCGGGCGCTCTATGTTGGAGGTCAGGGCGACTTGGCGGTGCGAATGATCGCCGGCAACAACGTGACGTTTTTCGCTTGCCCGGCTGGGCTTCTGCTTCCGGTGCAGGTCGATCGCGTGTTGTCCGCCGGCACGACCGCAACAAACATCGTGGCTGTCTGGTAGGTGACACATGGGCAAGTCGACGACATTCGACGGCGATATCCTGAAGCTGATCTTCAACGGCACGACGATCGCGAACTTAGCGGACAACACGGTGACCTCGCCGTTGACAAGCTTGTATGTGGCGCTGCACACGGCAGATCCTGGTGTGGGCGGCACTCAGTCGACCAATGAGATCACCTACACCAGCTATGCCCGCGTTGCAGTGGCGCGTCCCGCTGGATGGACCGTAACAGGCGCCTCGGTAAGCCCGGCTGCAGATATCACATTCCCGACGATGGGCGCCTCGGGTGGTGGCACAGCCACATTCGCCTCGGTGGGCGTTGCGGTCTCGGGCGCGACGAAAATCCTCTACAGCGGAACGCTAACGCCAAACATCGTCGTAACCACCGGAACCACACCAATCATCAAGGCCGGCTCAACCATCGTGGAAAGCTGATGAATGGCGATCATCGGGATCGGCATCGACATATGGACGCCATCGATCAACGGCGGCAGCAGGATCAATCTGCCGCCCGGCCAGGCGATCCTGTTCTCGAGGGGCTTGGCAACGGTGAGTTTTCTCGCCAACTCGCCGGGCACGTTTGCCATGGCGGGCGCGGCTACGGTGGCGTTCGTTGGGTTCTCGACGGGCGGCGGCGGTGGCGGCACCACCGGGCAGCCGATGGGCTTGCTGCTGGCACTGACTTATCCGACGTGAGGACAGAACCATGACAACCGCAGACGTTAAGGTCACTCCAGGTACCGGCGCGAACGTCGCGACCTACTCGATCTCGGAGGACGCCGAGACCAAACAGATCCAGCGCGTCGGCCTCAACAGTCTGGGTGGCGCGGATCTGACCGACGCGACCGGGATCAAGATCAGCACGTCGCAGATCGGCACGCTTGGCCAGACAACCATGTCGGCCTCCGTGCCGGTAACGATCGCGAACAATCAGGCGACCATATCGTTTGCACAGGATACCACGCAACTCGCCAAGGGGCCTACCGGAACATTTGTCACGCCAGTGAGCGTGGCGGTCGTGGCGAGCGCGTCTGGCGCTACTGCGGTCGTTGCGGCTCAAGGTTCCGGCAATAAAATCCGTGTCGTCCAGTGGGACGTGAAGGTCAATGCTGCCGTGAATTTCAAATGGCAGAGCGCAGCGAATGATTTGACCGGGCTCTACTACAATAGCTCCCAAGGCGACGGCGTGGCGCGGTCGTTCAGCCCGATCGGCTATTTCACCACAAACGCCAATGAGGCGCTGAATATCAACCTGTCGGGCGCGGTCGCCGTTGGCGGCGCGCTGACTTACGTCGTGGTGACGTGACATGGCCGCGCGCTTCTGGGTTGGCGGGACAGGAACGTGGGACGCCAGCACGACCACGCATTGGTCGGCCACAACTGGCGGCGCTGGGGGAGCATCTGTCCCCGGTTCTAGCGACGATGTCACATTTGACGGCGCCTCTGGTGGTGGAACCATTACCATTACGGCAAATCCGAACATCCAATCCCTTACCACGGATACGTTCACGGGTACGTTTGGTAACGCCACCGACAACTATAATATGACCCTCCATAATCCTTTCTCTGCTGCATGGGTTGATTTTGGCACCGGTACTCATACCGTCAATATGGGGCTCGGCACGTGGACAATAACCGCAGCCAGCCAGACTGGCTGTCTTGCCGTCTATGGGGCCACTACGAACCTTACGTTTCATGCTAATTCGTCTACAGTGGTATTTGCTGGATTTACTGGAAGCGCAGAGACCAGCATAACTATTCTCGGCAATTGGAATGCTTTTCAGATCAATGCTGCTGGACGATGGCGCCTATCAGGTCCTCCCACTTTGGCATCGCTTGCGCTTGTCCCTGGCGTAGATTTAGTAATACCTGCTAACCAAACATTGACGATAACTGCCCCCCCTACATGGGCCGGAACTCGCGCCGCTCCGATTATTATTGATACGGATATCGGGGGCGGCGGCTCTAATTCTTCTCTCGCCATAGGATCGGGTACCTTATCACTTGATTGGGGAATTATCATAGGGAATGCATCCAGCGGCGGAACCGCGCGTAACGCGACCAATACAGTTGGATATGGCACTACGACGGGCTGGAATATTTCGAGCGGGCCGTCTGCCGGTGGCGGCACAGGCGGTCACTTTATCGGGGGATAAGTCGTGAGCGTGATATTTTTTAGATTGTGGGCGTATGGCTCTGGTTCCATTTCCGGATTGACCGTCATTGACGATGTCGGAAATTTTGTCGTCGACGATATCGGCAATCAGGTGATCACGTCATGACGAACATTGTGTTGGAGAATGCGCTTTATGCCGCGGCAGTCTCGGACGGGGTCACAAAGCGCACGCCGGCGGCTCGCGCGTCGGATGTTCTCAACGTCAAGGACTTCGGCGCTTTAGGCGATGGGTCGACTAATGATGCGACAGCAATTCAGAATGCGCTGATTGCATTGTGGACCTCTGCTCATGGGGGAACATTATTTTTTCCGCCCGGAGCTTATAAGGTAAACAGTTCGATTGATTTCAGCGCGGGGTCTGGGCAAAGTCGCATTTGTGGGGCTGGGCTGGGTGCCACGTCTATCGTTGGCACCATCAACGATGGATTTATCCTTTTCTCACCAAATGGGCTGAACTCAGGCATCCAGGAAATTTCCGATCTTACCGTTACAAACGGAAGTACCGTTCTGGGTACGGGCGCAGTTCGCTGGCTTACCGGTACAACGGGAAGCATTTTCAGAAATGTTGCCTTTAATGGACAGATCGGACTTGATGCGGTCTGGAACACATTCAATGTTAGCGTAATAAATTGCCAAGCAAGCCCAATCACTCCGGCGACACCCGGAACAGTTGGCCTTATCATCCAAGGTGTGAACGTCAGCGGGTTCAGAACTGGCGCGGCATGGGACGTGGCAATTATTACGAATGGGTCTAATGGGTGCGCCTTGGTTGGTAACAGTATCGAGAGTTGCTGCCATGCGCTGGTGATGGGTCTCTACCAAGGCTGGGCAAGTGCTTGTACGGTTAGTGGAAACATTCTGACTGTCGGTGGGACTATTAGCCCAGCGATAACCGGAGGCAGCAGCCAAACGTCGTTTATCAAAGGTGACGTTGTTGGGGGCAGCGGATTGATGGGGGGAATTACGTGGGGCGATCCTCTTTCCTGGGTTCAAATTATTGATGATCACAACACTGATGGAACGTTGACCGGAACGGGTGCGGCAGGGACCTATCGCCTAGGCGCTAGTTTTGGCTCGCTTGGGCCTATGCCAGTTATGTCGCGGCGCGGCGCTGTGTCAAATGCTGTTATTGTTGACGTGCTTGAGACGGAGGGATGCAAGAACGCGATCTATATTTCCAACCTACAAGCAAGCAGAATTAGTAATTGTGTCCTCACCGGGGTCGTTGGAGAGGCAATAACAAACGGAGGCGGTGGCCTTAAGGGGGACACCGCGCCATATCATCTCCTTATTTCCGGGGCCACAGCCTGCAAGTTTGAAGGCATTGTATCGGGTCTCGGGACATCTAAGGCTTCGATTTATATCGATCCGCTTGGCAACACCAACTGTGTTAACGTAGATAACTGCTTTGCCAATTCAACTCCAAATGCCGTAACGGACAGCACGACGACCATCAGCGTGAACACAATTACCGTCAATGGTATGGTGTCTGGTGTGATTGGACTCGGCATGGTTGTGACCGCGGCGTCCGGTATAACCGGGACTCCGACGATTGTCGCGGATACTACTCCTGATGCTGTCACGCTTGGCTCGACAACATTCAGCGCAGGCGTGATGACGGTTGTTGGTATGTCATCTGGGGCATTTTTCCAGTTTATGTTCTTGACCGGTTCTGGTATTCCCCCAAATACATACATCACGTCATTTGGGTCAGGAACAGGAGGTGCGGGTACTTATAACCTTAGCAATTCGTTCGCGCTTGGTGCCACCACCGTGACGGGCCGACCGGCTGGTCCTGGCGGCCCCGGCAAATACTCAATCAGCGGCGCCTCGCAAGGCACGGTTACTGCCCGCACCGTAACAATGTTGGGTGGGGTCGCATGGGTACAGCCTTCGACCGGCTCATCCGCTGCGGGCATCCGTTTCAATAATTGCAACAACCCGTATTTTGGCTTTACGTTCAATCAACTCCCGGGGCAAGCTGGGTGCAATACAAACATCATGCTGAAAGAAGGTTTAGTCTACGATATCACCGACGGCCAGAAGATTGGAAGTGTCGCATCCACAGCGTGGGGAGATCAAATAATTGGCGGCGGTACGCAACACTTACAAGTGCGCTACAACGGCACAAACTGGCTCAGGATCGGATAACGGTGCGCCGTCTCCACCAGCCCAACACTGAAATGCCAGCTAGGATTAGACCGGGGAGGCCAGCGCCGAGGATGGGGGCGGGAACAGGAGCGACCGACACGGAGGTTGCGCCGAAGATCATGCCGGAATCATGCAAGATATGAGTGCAAGTCGGGGATGGGGAACAAAATACGGAAACCTCCACGCTTCCGGAAATTGTGGGGGAAAAAGTTCCGGAAGTCAGGTACGGAAAAGACGAAAAAGTAATCACTTGGGGGACAAAGAGGGTTAGGCCAGAAGGTATGCTAACCTGTTGTAAAAACCCGCCAACCCCATCATCGATAGTTGCAAACCCGCCGAACGCTGATCCCGCGATGTCGCTGGGATTTCCATCGCTCCCCGGCAACAGCGTCAGGGTCAGCGTGAATGTCGTTCGATCCCCAAGTTGGACGACGGGCGTAGCGGTAAAGGTCGTTTGAAGGGTGAAAGGATCGGCCGCAGCCGGGGCCGTGAGCATGAAGGCGGCGAGAAGTGCTGTGAACGCGGTACGCATGTGGCTGTTTTCCTCGCTGTTTGTGCGAGTCTAGTCGGAGGTATCGTCCGGCGGCCACAGCTAAATTTTGAACAACGGCATTTTTCTCAATGAACACAAGATGTTGTGTCTGGCCGTACCTAAACACCAAAATGTAGTGGCCCTCTAGAAACCCGTGCACAACTGCCGGCTCGCGCTGACGCCGCGGCTAGGGTGCGGGCTCCCGGCCGCCGCGGGTTATCGGGCGCCCAAGTCGCACGCGGGAAAAAGCGGGCGTTTCGTCCCGGAAAGAAACCAACCATGTCCCCTGTAGATAAAGGATCAGTCGCGAATACGGATCAGGAACTGATGGCCGCGGCGTTCGAGGCCGAGGAGCCTGATTTCGACGATACCGACCGTTCCCTCGAGGAGATGGGCGACGGGCCGGAAGGGCAGCACATATCCGAGGACGAGGAGGCCGAGGAGGCCGCCGCGCCCGAGGGTGACGGGCCGAAAAAGCCCGGTGACGAGCCTGAAGAGCCCGCAGAGGTCGAGGAACCGGGCGATGAGCCCGAGGAGCAGACCGAGCCCGAGGAACCGCGCGACGCCCGTGGGCTGCGTGCGGCCATGCTGTCCGAGCGCAAGCAGCGGCAGGCGGCGGAAGCTGCTTCCAAAGCGGCGCGCGAGGAAATTGCTGCGATCAATGCGCGGTTCGATCGCCTTCTTGCCGCGCAGCAACCGCAGCAACGGCAGGAACCTCCACCGGCGCCGGCAAAACCGGATCCGGTGCTCGATCCAGATGGGTACGAGCGGTACGTCGTGGCGCAGATGGAGCAGCGCTACACGATGCGGCGCATCGAAGAGACATTCCAGGAAACCCACGAAACCGTGGGCAAGGAATTCGAGGCGGCGTACGAGAGCCTGCGAAAGCTGGACCCCAACAACCCTGTCGACCGAGCGATCGGCAACCGCATCTACACCTCGTCCAATCCGGGCAAGTCACTGATGCGGTGGCACCGCGAGCAGACCATTCTCCGAGAGATCGGGAATGACGTCGCGGGATATGAACAGCGGCAGCGTGAAAAGTTTCTGAACGACCCGGACATGGTCAACAAAGCAGTCGCTCGCTGGCGCGAGCAGAGAGATGGCGGGCCTCAAGGTGCCCCGCGCAACGTCACCCGATTGCCTCCGTCGCTCAACCGGGCGCGCGGTGGGAGCACCAGTAACGAGCTCCTCGGCGCGGCCGATAATACCGACGAGGCGATCTTCAATTACGCCATGAACGGCAACGGCTGACCGAAAAGTACGGCAGCCGTTGGGGAGATAGCCAATGGCTTCCACTACCGTCCAACAGAATAATAAACTTATCCAGTTTCGCCGGCAGATCTGCCGCGAATACATCCGCGAGAACCTGTTCTCGCCCTACATGGGATCGGCCATCAATTCGATCATCCGGTCGTTCACCGAACTCAAGAAGGGCGGCGAGCAGATCAATATCCCGTTGATCGCTCGTCTCAAGAGCCAGGCGATGTCGACTGGCGCCCTCGTCGGAAACGAGGAGTCGCTCGACAACTACGGCATGCGCATGTGGATCGACTGGGCGCGCAATGCCGTCAAGATCTCCAACGCCGAGGAGCAGAAAAGCTCGGTGGACCTGTTCGCCGAGGCCAAGCCGATGCTGTCGGACTGGGGCAAGGAGCTCCAGCGCGACGAGATCATCGACGCCCTGTATGCGATCCCGTCGGAGAGTGCGCCAGCAGCTCTGGGCACGTCGTTCGGTCAGCGGGTCAACGGCATCTACATGGATTCCGCCGCTGCGAGCGACCGCAATACGTGGACAGTCAACAATACCGACCGCATCCTGTTCGGTACCAACAAGAGCAACAATACCGGCGTGTTCGCGTCGTCGTGCGCAAACATCAACGCCATGCCGTTGTCGGCTTCGATCCTGACCAAGATCAAGCGCATCGCGAAAAAGGCCAACCCGCGCATTCGGCCTTACAAGCTGACGAACGGCAGGGAATATTTTGTGCTGTTCGTCGGTCAGGAGCCGTTCCGCGACATCCTGGCCGACACGAC